CACAAGTGATGAATTAAGTCAAGTAGAAATTAAAACTATTTCCGATAATCGTACAGAATCTGGTGTACCAGGCAAGTTCACATACGCTAGTCAAGTCATTAATCAGAACGAGTTTGAAGGTAAAGAACTCAAGGGCGCTGGTTATAAGAAGATAGATCCAGTCGTACTAGGTAAGCTACTACGTATATGTGAGCAGACAGGACAGTCATACGTTATCAACTCAGGATATAGATCGCCTGAGAAGAACAAGTCAGTTGGTGGTGCAAAGATGTCACAGCACATGACTGGTAAGGCCATTGACGTCCAAGTAAAAGGATCATATGAAGAGAGAGCAGAGTTTGTTGTGGCAGCGAGTCGAGCAGGCTTTACTGGTGTTGGTGTATACTCATCATTCATACATCTAGATATACGTGATTCTAGAGTCAGTTGGGTTGGGGGTGAGAAATATAATCCTAGCGACTTCCCTGTGCCTAATTCACAGATGACTCGATGGCAAGCACATGTAACAAAGCACGATAAAGATTTATTCCGTACGAAGACAGCATAAATAGATATAACATAAGGTAATTACTAATGGCAGAGACGATAACACCACGCACTAGATTCGAAGCTGTATACTCAGACTTCCATAAGGATCTTGCGCCTATTCCAGGCAGGGGTGATATAGCACGTAGACTCAACGAGAACGCTGTACGAGAATCTATCAAGAACCTTATACTCACAGATAGAGGCGAAAGACTCTTTCAGCCTAACTTAGGTAGCGATATTCGTGCATCACTATTCGAGAATGTCACACCTACTACTATCATTCTACTCAAAGACAAAGTACGTGAGGTACTTAACGCATACGAACCACGATGTAATCTATTAGACGTAGAAGTATTAGGCGATATCGACACTAACGCAATCACGGTTAACGTTGTTTTTAACGTCATAAATAGTGAAGCACCACAATCAATTTCAATAGGCATCGACAGGGTAAGATAAATGGCAAACATATCACCAGTACAGAATTTAGATTTCTTCGCTACGAAGACAGCACTTAAGACGTTTCTTAAGAACCAGGATAGATTTGCTGACTACGACTTCGAAGGATCAAACATGAATGTTCTCCTCGATGTACTATCATATAATACGTTCTATAACAACTACTATTATAACATGGCTATTAGCGAGATGTTTCTTGACTCAGCACAACAACGTAATAGTATTATATCACATGCCAAGGAATTAAACTACCTACCACGTTCACGTAGATCATCGATGGCTACGGTTACATTGAACATCACAGCTACACAAGATTCAAACTACTTTACTATTCCTGCTAACACTGCACTCACAGGTAAGTGTGGTAATGTTACATTTACTTTCTTGACAGACAAGACAAATACTGCTATACGTAATGCCAATACGAACACATATACTATCACAGGACTGAATGTATTTCAAGGGCGTATTATTAACGAGACATTGCCTATGTCAGATACGACTATCTCTAATGCATGGATTGATACACGCTCATTGTATGTTACAGTGAATGGTGAAGAGTACGTACAGAAGAGTGATATCTTTGGTGTGACTGCTACTCAGAAAGTGTTCTATCTCCAGCCCGAAGAAGATGGTAAGTATAGCCTACAGTTTGGTGAGAACAAGTTTGGTGCTCAGCCTGATAGTAATGATGTCGTTGTTGCTTCATACAGAATATGTAATGGTAATGATGCAGACGGCGTTAAGTCATTTACGATTAATCAGAACATCGGTGGTGCGTCAAGTATCTCTGTTGCTGTAACAACTCCTTCTACTGGTGGATTCCTTGCTGAGACTATTGACTCTATACGAACATTCGCACCTAAGGCGTTGCAAGTACAAGATCGTGCTGTTACAAAGAGCGACTATGAAGTACTACTAAGAAATAGATTTCCTAACATTCAAGCTATATCTGTATATGGTGGTGATGAAGTTATACCACCACAATATGGTAAAGTAATCATCTCTGTAGACGTTACTGGTGGACAGGGTGCGGCAGACTTTGAGATCGCTGACTTTAAAGAGTATCTGAAAGACAAGACACCATTGACTATCGAGCCAGTATTCGTAGCGGCTAAGTTCTTATTCATTGACACAGTAGTGAATGTAGTGTACGATCCAAACATTACTACAAAGAGTGCGGCTCAGATACGAAGCGAAGTTATTGCTTCTATTATATCATACCAGACTACGAATCTCAATGACTTTAATAAGACATTGCGCCAGTCTAGGCTATCTGCTACACTCGATGCTCTTGATAACTCTATCATCTCTAGTGATATCTTTGCACAGCCTGTGATCGAGATTAAGCCTACATTATCTATTGTACAGAATCCAGCATTCTCTTATGAGTCTACGCTAGTACAGCCATATGCATTTGATGCTACGACAGGCTTCTCATCATTCACACCAGCTATGAAGACTACTAAGTTTACGATAGAAGGAACGCTTGTCACACTACAAGACGATGGCAAGGGCGCTATCATGGCTGTGACAGCAGGTACTACTGTCGAAGGTGTATTCAAACGTACTGTTGGTACTATTGATTATACTACAGGTGCTATCAAGTTGTCAAATCTTATTTTCGATTCATACGAAGGTGACGCTATTAAGTTTACTGCTAACACAGTGAATAAAGATATCAAGTCTCCTAAGGACAGAATCATCTCTATACGTAATCAAGATATCACAGTTAACGTAACGCAATTAACGGAATAGTAGGATGAGCGGAGTTTCAAAAAAAATATCATCATTCATACCCGAACAGTTCCCTTCGATATATAGGGACGGTGACAGAACCATAGGTGATGGTGATGGTGAATTTCTTGTAGAGTTTGCGAAAGCATACTACGACTACAATGACTCTATCATGGATAGGGACATTAATAAGCTACGAGACCTTGATACGACACTTGCTAATTTTCTTATCTTCTTTAAGAAGAAGTTTCTTGTTGAGTTACCACTTGATACTGTTGTCGATACTAAGTTTATTATAAAGCATGTTCAAGACTTATACAAGAGAAAAGGTTCTGAAGAATCATTACGTCTACTCTTTCAAATGTTTTATGACAGCGAGATCGAAGTATTCTATCCTAGTACGAGTATATTAAGGCCTTCGGACTCAAAATGGGGTGGTTCTATTTACCTCGAACTGAATGCTGTTCACTCCGAAATAGGATATCCTATCTCAAGAGGTGACAAGCTAGGTGGTGATATCTCGGGTGCTATAGGCTTTGTCGATGAAATCGTCTTTATTAATTTCACAGGTGCTATCACTCCTATAGTATATCTCTCTAATATATCAGGTACATTCACAAGCGATGATGGTATTATTGTAACACGTGGCACAGATTCTCCTTTTAATATAGGTAAGCTAATAAAGGGATCTATTAGTAATGTCTCTATTAATTCCTCTGGTAGAATAGCAGGCCAACAAATCGGTGATAAGCTAAAGATTAAATCTTCTGAGAATGGCATATCTGGTACTGCTTCAGTAAAAGAAGTATCTACTGTGAGTACAGGACAAATAGACTTCAACATCTCTGATACAGGATACGGATATATTGTACCAGCTTCTAGCGGACCACAGAACGATGTCTTAATATCGAATCAAGTTGTTGTACTCCAGCAGTCCTTAACGCCTACTGTCAATGTCGGAGACTGGGTATACGCAGAAAATCATTCCTCGGCTGTAAGTCAGATCAGTACGGCCTCTGGGGCGGCGTCTGTAACTGGAGCGGCTAACATCACAGGTGGCGGGCGAATCGTTGGATATGAACACCCCCTTCTTTATGTACGAACAATAGATAGAACACGTGCCCAGTTTCTTACCTATGTTCATGCCCAGATTACTTTAGCGGCAAACAAAGACCCATCGATTGATCCTAAGATGAGCGAAGTGTTTAACCGCAATCATACTAATGGTATCAGGCTAGGTGATATTAGTAACTCAGGATATGTTCCGGCCCAAGATAGACATATTACGAGTACTGATGTTGCGGCTATGAATTCATATAAGAATGGCACAACTCTCTCAGCGGCTAAGACTGCTTGGATAGAAAACATATTATTACCTAACATCTTTGCTATTGGATATGGACATGACTTTAATGTGTTGCCAACGAATGGGCAAGCAGATGTTATTGTAGCAGGTCAAACATTGAATGCAGTAAGTATTGGTGTTTTTAATGAGAGTGCATCATTCACTGTTGACTCTGTATCTGCTACTGATCGTGAGACAGTGAGTATTATCACTGACTTGATTGGCGACTTTGTTAACACTCCATTACAAGTTTCAGTAAATGCTACTGCTATGGTAAATCCAAAAGTATACGAAATCTTAACAGTAGGTAATACAGTCTTCACAAACTTTGGTGCGGCTAATAATAATGTCGGTACTCGATTCACTGCAACAGGTGCTGGAACTGGTACGGGTACTGTTATCGATGTAGTCGATACTAACTTCAGAATGAGTGGTCCTACAGAAGAAACACTTAACACTAAATTCAAAGATGCCTTTGTTCCTCTTACTGTTACGATTGGATCAATAGATAATATTACTGTCTCTAGTTCTGGCTCTCAGTACACAAGCAATGTATTCACTGAAGCAAACTATAGTGACGTATCAAGATTTGATAAGAAGGATGTTATTCTTACTTTCAATGCTCCGGATTTCTTACTAGAAGTGGGTGACATTGTGACTCAGGCAGTTACTATTGAGAATCCTGATCTCACTTCTTCTACTGCTACTATATCATATGTTTGTAAAGGAAGGTTCTTGAAGCGAGAGGGTAATAACTTCTACTTCAAGCAACTATCATTCTACGACTTTCAAGCAGGAGTAAATGCTCTTATTCGTGGTAATAATGAAATGGTGTCTGCGGTGAGTAGAGATGTATATTCTTTACCTATGGGACGCAATGCAGTCATCGATGGACCAGCTAGTTATCAAACAGGACAGATTGAATCAGTAACACTACTGAACACTGGTTATAGATATGCTGACAATGAGTCAGTTAACTTACTTGACACAAATGATCTAACTGTCGCTACAGCAAAAATAAGAACACAGGGACCTGGCTTAACAGAAGGTACATGGAAGACTACTACATCTTTCTTAAGCGAGAACACTAAAAGACTTTCCGACAATTATTACTATCAAGAGTACTCATATGAAGTAGGATCTATTATTGATCCAGCGAAGTACTCTCCTCTCATTGACAACATAGTAGGTGTTGCTGGTACAAAACTATTCAGTACGCCTCTTATAAATACAACTAACGATCTATCGTCAACGCTTGATGTCGAGTTCCAGGTTTGGGATATAACAGAAGATGGACTTCAGAACGAAGAAGGAACACAGACTATTAATACTGAACAGAATACAGGACTGGTAGCTACAATAATAACGCTTGACACAACAACGAGTGCTTCAATAACAACATCGATAGGAACTTAACGGGTACAATAATGGCAAAAATTATTACTGAAAATTTTAAAGTAGAGACTACGAATGAGCTATTCAACTCTTTCGTTAATACTAATGCAACCGTTGGATCTAACTTCGCAACATCTCTAGCAACTTATAATACTACTGGTAGTCTGAGCCTTTCGTCTACACAACAGACAACAATCAAAGGGTTTGTAGACACTCAGCTGGCTTCGTTGAAACCCGAGTCTGATTACTACATCATGGGATCTAGTATTGATAAAGCAAATAATATTTCTAACACACAACACGAGAAACGTGACTTTCAGAGAAGAGTTATCTTTGGTAATAAGATTACTGATGATGATGTTCGATACATGTTTAAGTCTACTACTTGGACTTCTGGTACGATCTATGATGACTTTGATGATACTCAAGACGTTAGTCTTCTTAATATGTTTGTCACTATCACGAATAGTGAAGGCAATCATTATATATTTAAATGTTTAGAGAACAATAACGGTGGTCCATCTACAGTAGCTCCTAGTATTAATGTAGGCGTTGCAGGCAGTGTTGACCCGAATACATATGAATCAGTAAGTTCTAGTGACAGCTATGTCTGGAAATACATGTTCTCTGTGACAAACTCTGATGCTCAGATATATTCTACAAGCGATAGTTTACCATTACCTTATCCTGCTTACGGAGATTCTCTAGTAAAGTCAGCGGCAAAGGAATCTATATCACAAGTACTGATAACAAATACACCGAATAGTTTATTTTCTAAATGCGTGTTTGGTCCAGGTCTTGTTACTGATACTGATCCTACAGGTACATTGACATCTTCTACGGTAACACTTGACGCTGTGACTGGCGATACTCTTACTGATCCCATTGCAAAGAATATAAGAATAAAAATTTCACCTAAATCAGGTGCGTTCTTAGATACAGCATCTAATGCTTATACAAATCTATATCTATGGAGAAATGACGGAGAGGTATATGACATTATAACATCTACTGTGTCAAGTGCAACAGGCGATATTATCGATGTGACTATAAACACAACACACACGAAAACATCATTCACAGATGGCGCAAGAACTTATATGCTTGTACCAAAAATTGAAGTGAGTCGAAGCGTTTCTACAGGCACTCCTTGTATCGCTTATGGAGTGATTGATAGATTTGGGACACTTGTCAAGGTTTCTTTTATAGATAAAGGAAGTAAGTATAAGTTTGCAACAGCAGAACTCAAGTTACCTCCTGGTGTATCAGCGGCTGCTGGATTTAGTTCTTTAACTCCAACAGTACTGAGAGCAGTAGTATCACCTACCGGAGGACATGGATCTAATCCTGTTAACGAAATGTCGATGAGTAGATTAGCTGTTATTACGAACTTCAGTGGTGAAGATTTACCTATACCGGATTCAAACTTCTATACTAAGGTAGCACTTTTAAAGAATCCTATATTTGTAGATGGTACCAAACCAACACAGTTTGACAATAGAGCCGTTATCACTGTAGCAGGAGATAAGACTTCTTTAGCTATTGTTGGTCACTATGTGACCCAAGAGGTTTCACTATCAGGTGGTAATGGCACAGAGAGCGAGACAGTTGTAAGCAGAATACACAGTGCAGTTTATGACGGTAGCAGTAATACGAAGATATATCTTGTTGATGTTTCTGGTAACTTCCAGAACATTTATCAGACAGGAAATGTATTCGTAAGAGCTAACCCAACTTCCGTCACAGCATCGTCACCAATTTCTATAAATAATGCTAGTAATGATGTTGTTTATGGGAATTATTCTCCATACACTGGAGAAATTCTACACTTCGTAGATTTTGATCCTATTCAGCGGCGACAAGATCGTAAAGAAAAAATAAAGTTTATTTTCGACTTTTAAGGAAAAGAGTATAATACATGGGCATTAACACAGACTTAAACGTTGATCCGTACTATGATGACTTTGCTGAGACAAAACAGTTTAACCGTATTCTGTTTAAACCAGCTAAGGCAGTTCAAGCACGTGAATTAACACAATTACAAACAATTCTCCAAAAGCAGGTTGAACGCTTTGGCTCAAACATCTATAAAGAGGGTACTGTTGTCAGTGGTATTAACCTTACTGCTAGACCAGACATCTTCTATGTTAAGCTAAACGACCAAGCAGACTTTACAGATCCTAGCATCTTCAGTGAGACTTCTAAAGTTTCTTACACTGTCACAGGCGCACAGTCTAAGCTTGTTGCTGAGATCGTTAAAGGTGAGAATGGTTTTCAAACCCAAGACCCCAACCTTAAAACTTTTTATCTCAATTATATTGGATATGATGGAACACAATCTGCTACGACTGAGGTTAAAGAATTTCTGCAAGGTGAAGTTCTAACTGTTAAAGTCTATAAGGTAGAGGACGCTCAATCTGCGGCCGCTTATGGTGCTGTAGGCACAACTGTTAAAACCGTTACTGTCGCTTCTGTAAATGCCCATGCAGGTAGATCGTTCGGTGTAACATGTGAAGAAGGTATTCTCTATCAGAAGGGACACTTCATCTTTGTTCAGCCTCAGTTTATTATCGTATCTAAGTACTCTACTATTCCTGGTAATGTATCTGTCGGTTTCACAATCGGAGAAAATATTATCTCATCTGGTTTAGACTCAAGTCTACTAGACAATGCCGCAGGCTTCAACAACGAAAATGCTCCTGGTGCAGACAGATTAAAATTAGTACCAACTCTTATAACTCATAATAGCGCAACTGAACCAGAAGAGTTCTTTGCTCTCATTCGATACGTAGATGGTAAACCTGTACGTATTCGTGATAAGACTGAATTCAATTCTATCTCTGAAGAGATGGCACGTAGAACATACGATGAATCTGGAAACTACATTACTAGAGGATTGAATGTATCTTTAGAGACTGTAGGCAGTGATGCATATGCCGTTGTTTCTCCTGGTAAAGCATATGTTTATGGTAGCGAGATTCAAAACATTTCATCTAGAAAACTTCTAATTAATCCTACAACGCTCACACAGTCAAAGACAAATCAACACACTGGCGTTACCTATGGACAGTATTACACATACAACCACACGACTGGTGTAGCACTAGATTATTTTGAATTAGATGGTAAAAGGTATAATCTGAAAAATAATTCTACTATTATCGGATCGTGTTCAGTGTGTAACATCACTCCTGGTAAAATATTTGTGTATGCAATCGTTAGACTTCCAAATAAAGATAAAGTTCTTCCTACGCATATTGGTAATACTCAGTTAACTGCTACAGGCGAGCTATTCGGTGCAAACAGCGGTGGTAAAATATTTGATGCAGGTAAATCTGGACTCAGTGCAGTAACTGGTGTTAAGTATACACAAAGAATCAGACTTTCTGTATCTAGTGGCCAAACTCACACTTTAGCTAAAACAAACACACATCAACCTTTAGCTAATAGTTCGATATTTGGTGTTAAGTCAGATAACACTGTCATACAATTGACCTCTGCCACAGCCGTCAATGATGGGAGTGGTGAAGTAGATGTCGTTTTGGCTGCCACTGGTGCTCAATTTATTTATTACGATGCAATAATTTCTGGTACAAGCCAAGATGACTTACAAGAACTAGACGTTTATGTTAAATCAGTTTACGCTAATGGTATGGCATCTATAGGTCTACCAAATGCTATTAAGCTATTAGAGGTTATAGATGATAACGGTAACGGTGCTGATGTAACAGGAAACTTTAGACTTGTCAATAATCAAAACGATAATTATTACGGAATATCTCACATCACTGCCAAAGCAGGAGCAACTGTATCTAATGCTAATCTTAGAATTAAAGTTAAGGTACTTAAGAGAACCTCTAATTTGGGCAGCGGATATATCACAGCTTCAAGCTATAGTGGACTGGCTAGTAGAAATCTTATTCAAAACTTTACAGGCAAAAATGGAATTACGTATGACTTAGTTAATAGCTTTGACTTCAGACCATACATTACTCCTGCTGTTTCATATTCTATCGGCATCTCAGGTGCGCCCTCAGTTTCAATAGTTTCTCCAACAGTAGTTTTAGGAATTTCTCCTTCTAATGAAAGCTCGATAACATCAAACCATGCATACTTTATGTCTAGAATCGATAGCGTAGTTATTGATGAGTTTGGAGATATTGCGTTATATGAAGGTGGCGAAGCTGAGAACCCCAGTATTCCAGAACTTCAAGGATTATATTCTATAAACAATATTTTTGTACCAGGAAATATTACTACAGTATCTGGCAATAACAAAATTAAACTTTCAGATGTATCTACTAAAAATTATACAATGAAAGAGATTGCTGGTATTGAAGATAAGATTGATAGACTCACAGACCTTGTATCATTGAGCTTATTGGAAACTCAAGCTAAAGACTTTTATATAGATGACGGTAGTGGCAATAATAGATTTAAGAATGGTATCTTAGTTGATGCCTTTAAGGGAGTGGAAATTGCTGAGTTAAAAGATCCAGAATTTAAGGCAGCAGTAGATAAGACCAGAACAATTGCTTCTCCTTCAGTGATACAGTTCCCTGTTGATCTAAAGGTATCTACATCTGGCGGAGCAAACACTTTTCAAGATATTGTGACTCTAGCAGACACGGGCACAAGAGTGAGTATGATTACACAGCCATTCGCAACTAACTTTAGAAACTGTGTATCTAACTATTGGAGCTTTGAGGGTAAGGCTGCCATCGAGCCTCCGTTTGATGCGGGATATGATGTCATACAAAACCCAGCAATCAATATAGAGATCGATGTTGCTGGACCTATGTTAGACCTTATTGACAATCTTCAAGAACTTATTCCTCTTACTAGAGAAAGCTCTAGTTCTGTTAATAGTATCTCAGGAGATGTATTAACTACAACAACAACTACTGCTTCAACTTCTTTAACTTCTGATACCCAAAGGTTTACTGAGAGTGTTGGCAACTTTGTCACAGACATCTCAATGAAGCCTTATGTTCAGTCTAGAGAAGTCAAAATTCTTGTTTCAGGCTTAAGACCTAATACTAGACATTACTTTTATTTCGAAGAAACAGATGTGAATGCACACGTGTATCCAGGTGGAGTTATTTCTACTGCGGTTTCTGGTGGAGGTACAGAGTACAATGTATCTGATGTTGAGATTGCAGGAACTCTTGGTACAGCAATACGTACTGACTCTGAAGGCACACTATCAGCAGTCTTTGTTATTCCTGCAGGTACTTTCTTTGTCGGAGAAAACACATTAGAGATTGCAGATGTTAGTCAATATACTAGCATCTCTTCAGCTAAGACATCGTATAGTAAAGCAGTCTATAGAGCATATAACTTCTCTATAGGTAAATCTGAATTAAGCACTACTACTCGTACAGTTGATTTTGATACAGCTACAAGTATCACGAGACGTAGTATTCAGAGGACTATAAATTCTGATCCTATCGCACAAACTTTTGTTGTACGTGCGTCACAAACATCTGGAGCATCAGTTGCTTTTATTAGCGACTTAGACTTATACTTCAATAGTAAATCTACAACCACGGGCATTACAGTTGACATCAGAGAAGTTGTTAATGGATATCCTTCTAGCACACTTCTGCCTTTTGGTAGAAAACATCTTCGTTCTAGTCAAGTTAGAGTTTCAAATGACGGAACTGCGGCAACTACTGTTACGTTTAAAAACCCTGTCAAGCTTCAAGTAGAAAAAGAATATTGCTTCGTTGTTATTCCAGATCAGAATTCTCCGGACTATTTAATATACACTTCTAAAGTTGGCGCAAATGACTTAGCATCTGGTTCTGCAATCACTAACGATTGGGGAGATGGAGTACTATTCACGTCTACTAATGACAGTGCATGGAAATCTTATCAAGACGAAGATATCAAATTCACTCTAAAGAGATATCAGTTCCAATCAGCGGCAGGCTATGTAGACCTAGAACCTAACGATATGGAATTTTTAACAGTGAGTGGAACAACACTGTCATTCAGAAATGATGAATTGGCATACGTTAAAAAGACTACGGACATGAGTGGAACGTCAAGACAATATTCTGCTGGAGTAACTGGTAGAGCTTTGACAATCACGGGCGGCAGTGCTTTTGCTATAGGAGACTTTGTATTACTTGAAGATGGGACAAACAAGTTTTTGTCAGAGATTGTAGGAGCTACTAATAGTGGTGCTAACTTAACCTTAAGAACACCTTATAATACTACAGCGACTACTTCAGCCACAGCATTCTTTGCGGTAGCTGGTAGAATCTCTTATTACAACACTAGAAATTCTCAGAGAGTTTTCTTACGTAAGAGTTCTGCAACATCTACTAATTATATTGTACCTACTGATGTAATCACTGGATACTCTACTGGAGCATATGCAACTGTTACGACTGTTGATGACGAAGCAATATCATACTTTCAACCACAAGTGTTCACGAATAACTCAATCAAGACTTCTACGTCTTTGACTCTTTACAATGGATCATCTGTAGACAAGACTATCGAATCTAATGGAAATGTATACACTACTAATCAAGTGAGAAGTTTACGAAGTTTGAGTAACCTTGTTAATTCAGGAGTAGCTCCTAACGTTCAAGACTTTAAGATTAGAGTTGCTATGACTAACAATGGATTCCAAACAGCAAGTCCTATAGTAGATGCAGACTTATCTATACTGAATGCATATAAGTATAACATAACCAACACAGCATCCACTTCATCTAATTGGATCACAAAAGAAGTTGTTCTAGCAGAGAAGTTAGATGCAGTAGGATTGAAAGTACTCTTGAGTGCATTCAGACCAGCAGGCACTATTATTGAAGTGTACTCTAGGTTTGTTTATCCTACAAACGTTGATGTGCAGAGTGATTGGATACAGCTAGTTAACGCTTATCCAGATATGTACTCTAATCCGTCTAACACTAAAGACTATAGAGAGTTTGAATATAATCTTACAGAGGCTTCAGCTCCATCAGGATCAACTAATGAGTATAGCACTTTTCAATTGAAGTTTGTATTAAGACATGCTACTAGTGTAGAGTTAAATGCAAATGACCTAACGGTTACTCCTGCAGTAAATCTCTTCCCGCACTTATATGATTACAGAGCGATTGCATTGACATGATAGATACAACAACATTTGAAAGGCGTGATGGAGGATTAATTAACACGGACGTTTCTGCTTTTCGTTCAGCTAAGGCTAGATCAGCACAGACAAATCTAATTAAATCTATGGAGCAACGTATATATAAACTAGAGTGTGCGGTAGAATCGCTACAACAAACATGTAAAGAGAAATCGAAATGAGCATAGCATTATCACAAATTACAAACGACAATACTTTCGGCATATGGAAAGATAGAACGAATTCGATTATTACAGGCCTAGCTACTGTTGTAACTCTAGGAGATACAGCCTCAACTAACACAGGTAATATTGCATTGACTGGCAATGTCACCGCAGGTGGCTTCGTTAAGACTGATACCTTAGATGCTCTCGGTTCTGGTAATCTAATAACAACCAACGCTAATTTTAAATTAAATGGCGATCTACAGATTAATAAATCTGGTCAGGTAGCTCTAGGATTCTATAACTCTGGAGCTCTTACTTGGAACTTTACTACTAGTGCAGATCACACAGATTTATTGATACAGACAGGAACTGGTAGTGGCGCTAAAAATCTTAAAATAGATTCTACTGGTGTTAACAGTGCAACTGCATTGTTAACTGGACAGAATCTAAAAATAGATAACTCTATTCTACCAACTACCCTTACACAAAACACAAGTGGTAATGCGGCAACAGCAACTACTCTTGCTACAGCTAGAGCTATTGCAATAGCAGGAGATGTTGAGGGTTCTGCTAATTTTGATGGTAGTGGTGATATTAGTATTACAGCTGCCGTAGCAAATAATAGTCACACTCACACATCCGCTAACATTTCAGACTTAAGTACAACTTTATCATCTTATGCTACATTAGCAGGAGCAGTCTTCACTGGAGATGTTCAAGTCAGCAACGGAGAATATATATACTTCGGCGATCACAATGATAACACAGATGGATATGCCGCGGTACGATACGGCAGCTTTGGCGGTGGACCTCGCATTTTTAGTATCAGCCTTGCTGACGGAACGGTATCTGATGTTGGCTCTATGATAATAAACTTAGATGGCAAAAACATGACCATTAATAATGGTCTAGACTCAAAACTGTCTATTAACGGAA